AGACGCTGTAGGCGTTGTAGACTTGGGTGAAAGTACCTTTGCTTTAGCTGCTGCTACCTTTTCTCGTTGAGCTGCTTCTGATTTGCCAGTCTGTTGTGACTGTACCCTCTGAAATACATCATCGTTTAATCGGATAGCTTTGTCATAAGCTGATTGAAGGTCGTTAGCCATGCCATTTTGGAGTAATCCAGCCATAGTTTCACGCACTTCTTCAAAGTAAGGCTTGTCATCCTTGAATGACGCAATCTCACTTTGCAATTGGGTCTGCTCTGCCATCTCTTGTTGAGATTGAAAACTTGACCATTGATTTTTAATTTGATTTAACTCTTGCGCTAATTGTGAAAACTGAGGGTCATATCCTGATTGACCTGTCAATTGACCTAAATTAACACCGTAGTCGTTCGCTAATTGTGCAAATGTTTCTAATTTCTGTTCCGGTGAACCCATTACCAATTTTGCATGGGCATTACCTAGCTGACTAATCCATTGCTGAGGTGCTACACCATGATGTTGCAGTAAAGGTTCAAATTGTCTGACAGTTTCCATAATTGGAGCTGCCATATCCCATTGGTTTTTGTAAGTTGATACGCCTTTAGCATAATCCGCTTCACGTTGCTGAATATAATCTTGCAATGTAGGGTCTAATTTACCCCAATGCTCCTCATAATCCTTTTTCCATGAACTAGGACGAGGTTTTACTGTTACTTCCTGCTCATTATTATCAGCAAATGCCTCTGTAACTTCATCTGAAGCGTTTTGAGAGCTTTTAGCAAACTTTCCATGCTCATCTCTAGGCTTCTCTGTTTTAACGCTTTCTGTGACTTCCTGTGAAGCTACTTCTGGCTCTGTTGTTTCAATAGCATTTTCGATTGTATCTCGAAGGCTAATTGGTTCTTCCAAAGTAGTTTGGAGTTCTTCCATTTTAGTTCCTTTAGTTAATTAAGCTGTTACGTTTGCAAACCAGTTACCGTTACCTAGTGAAACAAATACTGCATTTTTCAATGTTGTTAATGAAAGTGCTGCGTCTGTTGTACCGTTGTTAATCTTAAAGCCTGATGCTGGCCATACGCTGATAGAGTTAGCCGAATGGTTAGCTACCCAATATCTGTCGCCAGGTGCTGCTGTTGCTGGCAATGTAGGGCCGTAAGTAGAAGTAGAGGTAGTGTATTCAACAATAGATGTTGGCAATGCTTGTGCGCCTTGTGATGCGCCTGTCGCTGCTTGTGCTGATGATACAAAACCTACGATTGCTTGTGCTGAAAGGCCAGAATTACCTGAGCCGTTGATTGATTTTACTAATGCCATTTGATTCCCCTTGTTAAATTATTTCCATTTGTCACGATGACGTTCCATTACTTCGTAAATCAATCGCTCTTTCAAGCTATTGTCTTTAGGTCGCTCAGGATTCTTGATAGGCATATCGCCCGCTTCAATACAGTTATTGCGTTTTAGATGTTCACGATGGTCACGCTTGCCCTCAATCATGCGTCCGTCAATCATTGACTGATACGGCTTTACATCGTCTTGTATGTATGGCCCTGCATTGTCTGTAGGCTGATAATATTCTTCAGCAGGTATTAGCTTAAATGTCACAGGGTCTTGAACCCAACGCTTAGTGCCTGATTTCTCTTTCTTGCCAAATATTCTTTCGTGACCTTCTTGAAATTCTTTTGTGATTGTGCGAGTAGCTATTACATCGCCTGTAATGTCGTTAATTGCCATAGTTACATGAGCATTAGTAGTAATGCTTCATCCTCCTGCTCTTGTTGTATCTCTTGAAATTTAGCAATAATGCTTTGCACTAATTCTACGTTCTTAGCTAGTTTGCCGTAGTCAATAGACTCGACTGATAAGCCTTGTGATGGCTTGACGTACTCTGCTACTTCTTCTTTTAAGTCTGCTGCAATTGACTCATCAAATACTGTAGCTAAATATTCTTTTAACTCTGCTCTAGCTGATTGCCTTACCTTTTCTTTTTTCTTCTTACCTAGACCACCAGTTGCACCCCATACGACAGGCGTGACGTTAGATAAGTATTGCTTGATTGATGAAAATGGAAGCGCAGCAAATGAGCTAAATCCAAACATTAAACGTCCTGTGCATCCGAAAAGTCTTTAACCTTTAATGCCAAATACACGGCTTCACGGGTAGCATCTTTAATGTAGTCATCGCCTGTAAATTGTAAGTTTTGCCATGCAACAGGATTATGATTCTCATCACGCACTTCTTTGCTAACATAGCCGTTAATAACCACTTCAAGTGATTTATTCTTAAAGTCTTCTGTAATAGAAAAGATGTTCCAATAGTTAGCATCAATTCCAAATGCTGTGTTTACTGATTTTAATAGTGCCATTATCCTACTCTCCATTGAGTACCAGTATAATAAACAGGTACAGCCGTTGAACCACCACCGCTAACAACTGAACCAAATATAGGTCCATATGCATCCGTTACAAAAGCACGACTACCTACCACAACTCCAATTAAAAATGGTAAATCATCAACTAAACAAGTTGTTTGTGCTAAATTTTGTCCTATGTTTAAAGCACCGCCTGAAATAAGACTTAATGTGGTATTTGCATTAATGTTTATATATCTACCATATATAGTCGTTGTGTGATTAACTGTTATTGAAGGTTTGCCAATAAATATATTGCTAATCCCTGTTCCAACAGATGTTGTTCCAATTTCAATTGTTCTAGTATTGCCACTTGTTACTGTACTGCCTGTAGCACTACTACCAATTAATATTGATTGCGTTGCCTGACTTCTACCAATGCTTATATTTCCTGTAGATACCCCTCTTGCGCCAATATTTATAATACTTGTAGAAGTAAAACCATCACCAATGTTAATGTTTTGTGAGCCTGTGCTTTGCCCTAATGTAAGCGCACCTGTGGCACTTGCGCCACCAATTGTTATTGCACCAGTTGTTTGACTATCGCCTAAATTAAGTGCTTGTGTTGTTGCTGATAGCGTAACTGCGCCCTTGATTGTTGTAGTGCTTGTTCCTGTGGCAGAACCAATAGCAATATTTGTTGTAGATGTTGCATTGCCTGCTGTGCCAATATTTACTGCTTTTGTTGTAGATGCCGCAGTTACACCTGTTGCAATGTTTACTGTTTGCGCGGCTGTGCTTTTGCCAAGTGTAATTGCGCCTGTTTGAAAAGTGCTGCCAATATCTACAAAACCTGTTGAAGAATTATCCGCAATTTGTACTGCTGATGCTGTATTACCGCCCTCTACATAAAAATTTCCTGCTATATATGCACCACCTGTAACATTAATATTATTTAATGTTGGGGCATTATCTAATACAACACTACCTGTGCCTGTAACTGCTTTGCTTACTAGATTTTTACTTGCGTCTGTGAATACTGCTTGAGATGCTGTAAGACTTGGAATGTTTATTGTTCCACTAGCATTAATAGTCATTGCATCTGCTGTATTAACAGAACCATTTACAATAAAGCTAATCTTCTGACTATCCCATGTACCTATTGCTAGTGGTCCACCATAAGACTCAACAAATGTCGCTAAAGGTGCAGAAAATGTATTATTAGGAAACCCTGCTGCTGTATAGCTGTAATTTGAGTTATTTATACCCAATTCACCGTAAGATGTATGACCTCCATCATTAACAGCGTAGCTTGCATAGCTTGTATTAGCAGAACTTGTATTTTGTAGACTTGTGTAAAGATATAATGGCTCACTTGCCGTAAACGCAGCAATAACGCCTGAATCAGTATGAGCTGTAGCATCGCCAACATTTAACGAGCCAACGTTAGTTACGCCTGATGTATATGGGATAATTACTTTATTGTCAGCATTTTGATTAACAGATTTAGACGCAGGATAATCACAGAATACGTCTTTAGCCCCAGCAGAAAATACAATCTTAGCAGTCGTGCCTAAGCTATTAGACAGCACAGTATCACGAGATAATGTATTGCCTGTAGACCAAGTACCGATGCCTACTTCCCATTCGCCTGTCAACGTGCCGTCAGGGTTCTTGCCTTGAATAGTATAGTAAGTTGTATTGCCGTTACCAATAGCTGAGAATGATTGATAGCCTGTCTGTGCGCCTGTTAGCGTAAACGAACCTGTGCCTGTAGACGTAGAGCTTTCTAATACTCTATCCTTTAAGATTAATGCCATCTATTTAACTCCAATTATTTTGCCGTTATTATCACGCATAACCTCTTTAGGCTTGCTAAGATGAGCTACTAGATTGTTATGCAACATGGCTTGACGTTCTAATAAGCTTTGATGTGATTGCTGTTGAGCTTCAATCGCTGCTCTCATGTTTTCATTAACTGAATTAATTAAGCTTTCATAAGGGTGCATTATTGAACTCCTACAATCTTTCCATTAACGTCACGAACCACTTGTTTAGGTCTGCTTACATTACTAATCAATTGCTGATGCGCCATCTCTTGTTGCTGCAATAACATTTCATTATTTTGCATTTGTGATGATGTCATCATTTGTAGATTTTGATTAATAGCGTCTACTAAATCAGACAATGCAGGATGAGCTATTTGATTACCATTTTCATCAATCATTGTCATCGTGTCCTCAACCTTTTTAGAGTTGATGTTTAATGACGTAGTTTTAAGGTCTTTATTAGCTTGCATCTCAGCAATAAGTACCTTAGTATTGTTCTCTAGCTCTAGCTTGTATTTGTCAAACTCTAGACGTTGTGCTTCACGTTGTGCGTCAGCTTGCATCTCTGCTTGTTTGATTTGCGCTTCCATCTGCATTTTTTGTTGTTCAGCTTGCGCTTTAATCATTTCAGGTGATGGCTGTTGTGGAGCTGGTGGTTGTGAAGCTAATTGCATTTGCTTTTCTTTTTCTTTATCAGCAAACGTATCAAACTCACCTTCAAGCGTACGTCCTACACGGAAGCCTTGCACGCCAAACTTGAGTAAATCCATAAGTAATGGTGTAAGCTCAGGAACAGCTTGTGCGCCTTGTATAGCCTTCTCAATGAATTGGCTTGTAGCTTGCAAGAACTCTACACGGTCAGCCTTCTCTTGTGCTTCGTCAGCATACAACATAGAGTCTGTAGCAATCTCTACACGAAACGTACGCATAGGGTTGTTCTTTAGCAACTCAATTGCTTGTGGCACTAATTGTTGGTCAGTTTGGCTCAATAACTCTGCGCCACCAATCTTGATGATGGTTTCAGGTTGAAATTGCTGACAGATAATCTGTGCTTTAATGCGCAAAATTTGTGATGCAAAGCGGGCTACTTCATCTTGATATGTCTTTAGACGTAATGTAGCGTATTGACCCTTGATTTGCTGTGCTGTAGCTGTTTCAGATGCCACAGAAGCACCACGAATGATGTCTGAGATGCCTGTAATGTCGTAGATTTGTTGTTTAACTTGACCCATTGCTTGATAAGCTACGTTCAATGCTGATGCAATAGGGTTTAAGTCTACAAATGTCACAGCGCCTTGCAAGCCACCCTTTTCAGCGAAGGCTGCATAGTTCTTAACAGGAATAAGCGTGTTGTTATCGCCCTCTGTGAATAGACGATTAAGGTCAGGGTTAGCAGCATCATAGAAGCCACGCACCTTAAGCGCATCTACTAACCCCTTGATACGGTCAGCCAATACATCTAGCTCATTAGCTTGGTCTTGATACAATGTAAAATCAGGTACAGGCACTAAGCTTTCATTAGTCAGCGTAGAATAGATAGGCTCAGGACATGGGAAAAACTCCTCTAGACCTAGAGGGTCTTCACGCTTGTCAAGAATCTTGCCCATTGACTTGCTAATCCAATATACGCACTTGGTTTCTCTGCACCATACCTCATAAACTAATGCTTGCTTAGTCGTGCCTTCTGTCATCTTCTGACGAGGTTCGTCCGGTGACGCATCTAATGGAATCTGTTTCCATAGCATCTCGAACTGGTCTTCAGGGAAGCGTTCTTTAAGCGCATCACGATTCATGTAAACTCTACGCCATACACAATTAACC